CATACCTGATAAATGAATTTATTATATTTCCACCTACTTTGTGCTCGCCATAAAGGATTGGAACAGGAACGCCCACATCCTGAATTGTTTGTATTCCATCCCATCCATAAGTTGGAGAGCTTTCATCTATCCCCCTGGGGCTATTTGGTGTCGCAGTATTTAAAACAGGTTTTCGCGGATTTGATACCATAGAATATATTCCATAAGCTACCATACCAGACACAGCAGCTATTTGTAGCGCTCCATATATCAAACTGCTTCCCCAAAACCAAAACATTCCAGCTACCGTAGAAAACAATTCAACATCCGGAGTAATAATGATATCTTCGTTTTTTTTGGGCTTTAACGTCAGATCTTCTATTTTTTTACCAGATAATATAACCTTGTTTTTATCAAGATTTATTCCAGCTTTTTGCATATAATCCTTAATAGTTAAATCCCGGTTATATTTAAATACCCGTTCTTTTCTGTTTTTTGAATCAACAATATTAGGTATCCATATAATTTTTATCATATTTTTTTATCCTTATTCGAAACATATCGATATATACCATAAATTTTGTTTTTCCAATTATCGTTCAGCACACAGTTAACAACTCCGACCTTATTTGCACATTGAAGAAACCTACCATCGCTTAAATATAGCCCTGCGTGACAAGGTATCTCGGATTTATTTTTCAACATTAAAAGGTCCATAAATCTTATATCTTTCAAATCGTCTACTTTTTCCCAGTTTTCATAATAATTTTGTAAAAAAAGATTTTTCCCATTTTTTTCCCATTCATACTCATAGTTTTCTAAATCCAATATATTTATTCCAATATCTCTATAAGCTAAAATAATCAGGCCCCAACAATCTATTCCATTCGCCGTTCGCCCACGATGTTCAAACGGAATGCCTACATATTTTTTACATAGCTTATTTTGAGTTATCATTGTATAAAGAGCCTCCGCGCCGGTACCGAGGGATATCCCCCAAATCTTAAAACATTACTTAGTTCTCTACATCTCTGGAGAGAACGATTGCAACTTGATTCTCCTCCAGAATATCCGCATTCAGTCGACTTAAACTTCCAACTACAATAGGTTCTCCCATATTTTCTGAAAGGGATTTCTACATCTAAAAGGTCAAATTTACTCGTTAACGTAAATGTAACGTTTTTAATGTCGGAAACATAACTGTCAATATAATAGATGTCGGATATAGATATATCCTCATTGTCAAGATGATTTCTCCATATTGTTGTTATAGTTACTTTTTTTTCTCGGAAATCATAAGATTTTAAATAAGACTGGATAACCTGAGACACATTTGCCAGGGTCACCCTGACATAGTCAATTTCACCTTGCGTGTTCTCGTTTATTTTTTCGCATATTATCGGGAACCGGGTATAGGTTGTTTGAGGCGTGTAGTTAACAATAATATAGTTTCCGTCTGTATCAGTGATCCTATTCCCGTCTGTGTCAGCAAGATAGTATAGCGTGCCGAAGGAGACATCTTCGTCGTTTTCGGCGAGATAGAGGTTGTTTCCGGCCCCGTCGTAGTCCTCTATTTCATAAAGCCGTATAGGGGCATTCTCTTGTTTGTTTTTTTCTTGAATAAATACTGAATCAGGTGTCCTCACGCCCGGACCTCCAATATTTCAAAGTTAAAAGAAAATACATTAAACGCTACTCTTTTTTGCTTAAAGGCGTCATCTAAGAACCTGACCGTATACTCTGTGGAGTCGTTAGGGTTCTCCCAGGTAAAGCTTGTAAAAGCGCCCTTTTTTGAAATAAAAAAGTCTCTTACTTCTTCCATTTCCGAAACTGTGCGGTTGGTGAAAAAAAGCTTAAACTTTCGCAATGGACTTTCACGACGGGATCTTCTCTGCTCAAAACCGTTTTCTGCCTCGGAGATAAGGGTGTCGAACATTACTTCTTCTTCGACTACCCTATCTGCCACATATGTGAAATCTGCCATTTTGTAAGCTCCTTATGCTGTTGCTCTGGATATGCTTCTCAAGGATCCGTTTCGCGACATATTCTCTCCCACAACTCCGATAATCGCTTCCGGGTTTCTCCGGACCAGCATAGCAAACGACTGAGCGTCTACAGCGTTGATTGTTATATTATATATCGGCGGCTCTTTTTCCTTGCCCGAATATTCCGAAGCCTCCCGCCTATTGAGGACCCTCTCCCCGGTCTGGAGTATCGCCGGGACCTCATCGTTCCTTAATCCGGGCCAGCCGCCATTGTGAAACCGCTGAATGCCTTTTTTTGTAACCATACCGCCTTCATGTCCAAAAAGGCTTCCGATAAAGCCAAAAATACCGCCTAAAAGGCCTCCGCCGGCTCCCCCGCCGGCAGCACCCCCGATATTAAACAGACCTGCAAGAGCCTGATTGATCTGGCTCTTGATAAGCATTTCCATTATGTCAAAAAGAAGGTCCTGAAACATTGCCTTCATTGATGCCCCGAAGTCCTTGCCCTCCTGGAGAGCCTTCCTGAACGCCGATGCCGTCCCGGATGATATCCCGTCCATCGTAGTCGTTACAATATCGGCCGTATTCTTTGCCACGTCCTTCGCCCCGTCGGCCCAATCTTTCATATAGTCCTGAAAGCTCTTAACCTTTTCCCGCGCCTCTTCCGTAGATTCTCCCAGATCTTCATAAGCGTCGGCATTCGCGCGAATAGCGTTGACGTTTTCCTTAACAACCTTAGTGTTTTCTCGCACGTCTTTTATAAAGCCCTTTGTCACGTTATCTACAACGTTTATCTCTTTGCCCGCGTTCTTTACATTTTCCCAAGCGGTCTCCATTTCGGCCCCGTACGCCTTGATGTTTTCTTTTGCCTGATCGATCGCCCCTTTTGAGCCGTCCATTTTTTCGGTAAAATCAGATACGGCGTCCCCCAAACGGTTATAGATATTGTCAACCACCTCAATCCCGAGAATATCCGCTATCGGCTTAATCCTCTCCACGGCGGTTTTTAAACTCTCAACGATATTCTGAGCAGCAGAAAAAACCCCGATCTTAAGCGTTTCTATGGCTATTTTGAAGTTTTCGAACTTTATGAGAATCGTACCGATTAAAACCGTCATGGCATAAATCAAAGCCCGCCATACCGTCCGGACGCCAAGAGCAAAACGCGAGATAGCAGACAACCCGTCGAGAACCCCTACAACGACCTTTTTTGCCCACATCTGGACGCGCTCATCGGCCCAGTTAATGTTTTTTATTTTATTGGCTAAAACCGTTATTGCCGGGAGCAAGCCCTTTGTAACAGATATGCTGAACCCTTTGATTCCCGTTTTAATAGCAGTAACCTTGTCCGCAAACACCTTCATGGCTGACGCTGTTTTCTGGTCCATCACTATCCCGAGCTGGGAAGCTTCTTCTCCCAAAGCCTCGATGCCTTCTCTCCCCAGTTGGAGCAAAGGAACCAATTCCGCTCCCCGGCGTCCTAAAAGAGTGGTGGCTATAGCCAAAGCTTGCGTTTTATTTTCAGCTTTAGAGTAATAGTCCGACATTTCAAGCAAAACCTCATACGTAGACTTAAGCTCGCCCCGGGCATTCGTGACAGTGATCCCCATCTTATCGAACTCCCTGGAATACGTAACCATCCCCTGCCGGGCATATTCCATATATTTGGCCATTATGGGCAAGGCTTTTTGAAGGCTTTCAACGTTGGTGTGTTCCTGTTCGGCAGCGTAGGCGAGTTTTGAGAACTCTTCGGTAGTAATCCCGGTTTGTTTTGCGACTTTATCCAACTGGACGCCATAATCCACCGCGGTAGATATCATTTTTTTGAGGGCAAAAGCAGCAGCGGTAACAGCAGCAGACAGGGCAATAAACCCATACTTGGCAAGACGGGCTACCTCGCCCGCAAAAACTTTGAGCTTCCCCCTTATTCCCCTAAGGTGCGGAGAAAGCCTGTCTTTCAGAGTTAATACGGCTTGAAGTTCTTTTTTATTCATTACCCTTCCCCTCCGATCTTACCTTGTCAATTTCGGCATCAATGACGGTGAATGCCTCCAGCATTTTCGCTGGCTGATGCCCGATCGAACCGTCGTTTGCCAGATAACCCTGCTTGAAAAATCGATAATATTTAATGAACCATAGGCTCTCTTTTTTTAACAAACGTACCGGACATTTTTTGAGATACTCTCCCTCAAACTCCCACATGGTCGGGATCGCTGGTTCCCCGGTACATCCATAATTCTTTCTATTCGCTTCCGAACATTTACGGCAATCCAGGTCCAACGAAGATACCTGAATCGCCATCCTCAGTTTTTTCGTTCAGCCCCTGAAAGCTCTGTTTCCCCACGGAGAACCTGAGCCAGCTCAACTATTATTTTTTTCGGGATCCGACGCAAACAATCGTCGTGCAGAACCTCGGCAATCCGGCCCCCTTTACTAAGAGTATTAAGCCGGGGTTTTATTTCCTGCCCGTTTTTGTCTTTGAAATTATCCCAACCCTTAAGACCGTAACGAACATACTCCATTTCGCGTCCGAGAATATCCGCGGTCACTTTTGCCTCATTAGAATCAGGATCGAACTCAACGTCGCATCTATCTATCTTCACCAGGGAAAGAGAGTCTATAACTCCAAGCTTCCACCTGGTCTGTTCTTCCTCCGGGAGCTCCCTATCCTCTTTACAGATATACTCACTGACAGCATCAATATCTATCGCCTTAACCATAACTTCCTCCTTAAATTTTAAATTCCCCGAAAAAAAATAACGGCTTCCTCGGCCATTATTACGTAAACACTACCGTCAGCTCATCGTCATCCGTAGAATCCTCTACAAGCAGAAACGGTATGTTATAAGCCATAACCCCGTCACTGTCCTCATACTTCGGTCCCAGATTGACGCATTTCGGCCCGGATATCGTGCATATATTCCCTGCGCTCTGCCCAATGGCGATCGAAAGCGCCCTGGTCGTTACATCTTCCCAGTCCCCCCAGAACGGGTGAGTGGCTTCAAGAACCGCGTCCGGATTAAAGGATCCCTTGACTTCCCTGTCGGAAATCCTGAAAGCGTATATACCGTTCGTCGCGTTGAAACTTTCACTCGCAACCACGTTCGCGCCCCAATCGAGATCCAGCTTCGAGGCAACCGCTTCATACGAGCCCCAGCTAAAACTGGCCTGCTGTATGATTTGCGGGAGAGTCGATTCCAGGTTTGACAAGGTCGGATTGCTTCCGTCTACCACGGACGTGAAAAGACCGTGAAACGTAAAGGTCAACGTCCCGTATTTGCCCGCCCGGAGATCCATAGTCCAGGTCCCTCTCGCCCCGGTTACTATGTGCTTGATCCCGTCCTTATGCACATAAAAAGTCAAAGAATCAACGCTGGCATCGTCTGACTCAGGCGCATACGTTACAGAAACCCCTTCACTAACGGCTTCCGACATCCCGCACGCTTTCAAGAGTTTGCCTATTGCCGGAGCTGTTCCGGCAGCCCCGGAACCTTTGAGCTCGATCTTAAAAGACAGCTGGTTCCGTTTGGCCCCCATTACCGGAGCCTGCCGTGTAAACGAATTTTTGTTATAGTCCCTCTGTAGAAGCTCTGCTGACGGCTCTATCGTCAGGTCAGACACCAACAGCCCGTCTGCACTCCCCACAGGGCTCGCGTCCTGGCCGTAAGTAGTCTCTTTTTTCGCTAACAAAACAGTTTTTCTTGTCATTAAACTCATTTTGTGCCCTCCTTTTTATCCTACTGTTTCCGGATCACTTTGCTGAAATCCGTACAATACTTTGATCACTATTTCCAACCCCGAAAAGGGGTTCCCTTCTATCGTCTCAAACGGATAAATGCTATCGAAGTCCAGGTCAATAGCCTTCCCTCCCAGGGTGGTATCGGCCCATAGACACTCGAAAATATCCGCTAAAAGGTCGTTTAAAACTTTGTCGGTGGGGTTTGTATCGTCCTCCGCCTGCCGGATCCATGCCGTCAGAACAACGTCCATTTGAGCCCGGATAACAGGCGTCTTGCTTGCGTCCCATTTATCCTCACCGGCCGAGATTATAATGCACGGTACGCTCACCAGCGTATTCCCGTGCTGATTCCATCTCTGAACGCTTGCCACGGCGGTCCTGTATCCATTAGCGACACTTATCGCCGATAGTTTTGTTTTTATGTTCGCTAAAATGCTTTCTCTTACCGTTTCCGCCATTACGCTCTACCCCATCCTTTTTGTAACGCCTTATCAAAAGCCTTATTTAAAATCCCATACATCACAGGCGCTGTCGCATGAAACGTCTCATAGAACTCCAAACGAGGCTTCACTCGGACTGATTTTTTTAAAACGTATAACGGCAGGATAGACTTATCCCGCTTTTTAACTCTGACCAGGAACACCTTGCCGTTGATTATTTTGGGGATTATGTTTCGCAGGCCCGCGATGTTCTTATAACGCTTCCTGAGCGCCCCTGAAGAAGTAAACATCTGCGTCCTTGCCGACAAAGGAACCGCTATCTTGCCCCCGGAAGGATCCCGGAGCGTTCCGCCTTCTTCGTGTAATTTCGCAATTTTTGACTCTGTATATATTTCGGCATAACTGTCCGTGCCTCTCATTCCTCGAAAAACAACGTTCCTCTTAAAATGAGTAAAAAGACCGCGCGGTCTTGCCTTTACCCCAGGCGGTCCGGATAGTCTTTTATTTCTAAACACTTTGAGAAACTTGCGACTCAGATGGTCAAAGGCGTCCTTAAGCTCATATTCCAGCTCTTTCGGAACCAAATGATATGCCCTCATTAACTGATTAGTGTTAATTTTTACGCCTACATCCATCGATTACCTCTGTATGCTTAAGTGCCACAAGGCGTCGTCTTTGGAGATAATGTCAACAACGCTGAAATTTACAGAGGATCCCCCGATAAGAACCGGCAAGGATACGATATCCTGTCCCTTTTTCACGGAAGTAACCCCCAACGTGGCATCGTTTAATATGTACAATTCAAAAACCCGTTCCCCGATTTGACCTAACGCCTGCTCGTTTTTCTGGATCTGTTCCCGGACTACAATCGCATCGACGGTTTTCGCCGATCCGCCGTAAGGCGTATAAACGACCTCTTCGGCAAACTCGTCCGTATTCATCAGACAATCTTTGGCGTCATTTAGCGTCTGGTCCTGAAACGTCATCTTTTTCCTTTTTTTCTGGTTCTTTTCCCTCGGGCTCTTGTTCAATAAAGCACTCGAGGTTAGCAATGTCGAAAGCGCTCAGATTTATAGTCTCAAGCGTCTCCATAGGGATCTTCTCGACAGTAAAATCAATCTCTTCTTGTACGAGATCCGCCCACTCTGCCCTGAACTCTTCAAGTTTGTCTTTTGGGACCCTATGCCCCTGATCTGTCTTTTCTCCGTATTTTTTAATCATCTCGTTGCGCGTTTTATCGATGTGCTTAATTTCCTGCATAACCTTTGCCGCCAGCTTAGAGAGTCTATAAGAGAGCTTAAACGGCATGTCTTTTTGTAAAACCTTGTCAAGCGATCCCTTTTTTTCTATTAACTGTTCAATGCTTATTTTCATTGCGTTTGCCTCCTTGTTTGGGGTTGTATCCCCCCTACATCCCGTAACGTTTCGTTAACTCAAATTCCTATGGAGATACCCAACGGATGCTTTTTTGCACATACCACCCTTCTGGCTTTGCGACAGACGGGTCAAGGATCTCTCCATTAGGCAATTTTATCCACGCGTGACCGTGTTCTCCGTGATTAAACCTTACTACTCCAAAATCGTCTTTGTAGGGCCCCTTACACCACCCCGTACAAATAAAATGTCCCTGGCCGGCTTTCTGCATTTTTTCAGAAAGCATACGAACCCTGTTCTCGCAGTCCGGAGTATGCTTTTCTCCGAAATATTTTAGATACATCCGTCCGGCTTCCCATTCCCAGTCTATGTCAGAAGCATATAAAAACGGGGAAAATAAAAACAATACAAGCAGTAGGAAACATATAGCTTTTCTCATTTTTCATCTCCTTTTTTGGCCTACCCTCTCCACTTTCATATCCGGACAAATCGCTTTCAGTTCCGAAAGGCTCTTGCCTTGAACCGCTCGCTTATACTGATCCCGGATATAGTTCTCTGCCACCACTTCGGTGTTCTTCTGCATAACCTCTTGCAAGCACGTTAATATGAGGTATCCTGTTTTCATTGCCCT